CCTGATTTTTTTAAAATTGATTCTCTTTCAGCAATAGTTAAAGGATGCCAGTAGATGGTAAGTATAATTTCATCATCTTTCTTTACATCATGCTTGTAAAGTTGTGAAACTCCAAACTTGTTTTTGAGAAGATCAACTGCTCTAGTCATATCAAAATTATATTATATTACTATATACTAGGCATTAGCAGAGAATTGACAAGATATAACTCCTAAGAAATGTGATTCTTCATCAGAAATAATAGGTCCAGGGCCGATAACATCAGTCACTCTAGGAGTACAATTAAAAGTATCTGTATAATTTGAAGCGTTAACAGAAATCAATCCATCTATAACAGCTTCTCCGATAGAGGACAAAGTAGATGTTCCTTTATTTCTTGGCACATAAATATTACATTGAACAAAACCAGAATAATAACTAGAGGCAGCACCTTGATTTTGTATTGTAGATTGCCCAAAGTTAATTGACATAACAATATATTTTTTACTTTTACCAGGAGTTGTAAAGGCAATATTGTCATAAACCATTTGAACAGTATTATCTACTGCTATAACTGCATCTGTTACTGCCTTTTCAAAAGCTGCTCTGGTGTTTACTAAAGTCATTGTTTTAAGTAACCAATTCGTGAACCCTGAGGTTCTGCACCAACTCTAATATCAGGACGTTTATCTGTAAAAAATCTATTAATTTTTTGATTCAAGTTTTTAGTAAAACCACTTGTAGCTCCACCTTGAAGGTAAGCATTTATATTGGATTTAGGTGATAATAAAGCGTATGGTGCATATCTTACAGTATTGCCAATATATACAGGATTATTTCTGGTAAAAATAGTTGGTACAGGATGTCTTGGCTCAATTAGTGGTCTAAATCCTGGCTTTAATTTATTTTGAAATCCTTTTTTTGTTTGTTTTTGAATTTTATTCCATCTCGGAAAATTCTGAATATTATCTTTTCTTGCAATATAGTAATTACTCGCTTTCCAACTTGAAGCAAAAAAACCAGTAAGAACTGGACTTACACCACCAGATCCACTTTTCGTTCCAACATTACTTAAATCATTTACAACAGCTTTTACAAAACCATTTAAACTTGCATCTATTTCTTCATCTAAATCACGTTTAATAATATCAGCAAAATCTTTTGCTTTAAGTTCCGTAAAAGATGTACCTCTCGGTCCAAATCCACGTTTAGCACTTCTTCTAACCATTAAAATCTAACCTGCAAGGTAAATAAGTATGTTTGACCACCTTGTTTTGTATCTATATCTGTGATCTGAGCAACTCTTGTAGATCCTGCATAAGTTAACGTAATTTCATCTTCAAAAGTTGGTTGAGTATCACCAATTAAATCTGGTGTAATATAAATTTTTGCTCTTCTTATTTCTCTAGCATCATCTTCTTCAGAAACAATAAACTCTATGGGCACTTTTATATCAGTAAAAGTAGTATCGCTT